GTAAATCATATGCGATGCTAGTAGACCCACTTCGATACTGCTCTAAAGCAAATCACCGAGCACTCCTAGTAAGACGGACAATGCCAGAGTTAAGAGACTTAATACAAAAGTCTCAGTTATTATACTCGAAAGCATTTCCTGGAGCAAAATGGAGAGAACAAGAAAAAGAGTGGAGATTCCCTTCGGGGGCAAAGATAGAGTTTGGTTACGCAGAAAACATGACAGATGCATTAAGATACCAAGGTCAATCTTACACGTGGATAGGAATAGACGAACTTCCACAATATCCTTCACCCGACATATATAATTTTTTAAGATCTTCTTTAAGATCTGTTGATAAAGATATACCTGTTTATATGAGAGCAACAGGTAATCCAGGTAACGTAGGATCACAATGGGTTCGAGAGATGTTTGTTGAACCAGGTGAACCAAATACTGCGTTTAATGTAGGGATTGATACGCCTAATGGAAAGAAATATATAACAAGAAGATTTATTCCAGCTAAGTTACAGGACAATCCTTATCTGATGCAGACAGATGATTATTATATTATGTTGGCATCTTTACCTGAGGTACAGCGTAAACAGTTCTTAGATGGAGATTGGGATGCATATGAGGATTCTGCTTTTCCAGAATTTAGTAAAGCAACACATGTGGTCGAACCTTTTGAGATACCTAGAGGCTGGTATAAATTTCGTGCTGCTGACTGGGGTTATTCTTCTCCTGCTTGTGTTCTATGGTTTGCTATTGATTATAATAATAATATATGGATTTATAGAGAATTATATACTAAGAAAGTTACGGCAGATGTTTTCGCAAGACAAGTATTAAGTTTAGAGAGAGATGAGTATATTCATTATGGTGTATTAGATGTTAGTACATGGGCAAGAAGAGGTGATGTTGGTCCAAGTATTGCAGAGACAATGATACAGAATGGATGCAGATGGAGACCATCAGATAGATCACCTAAAAGTAGAATTAATGGTAAGTTAGAGGTTCACAAGAGATTAAAATTAAATGATAAAGAACCAGGTATAAGAATATTCTCTACCTGCAGAAATTTAATTAGAACACTATCAACATTACCAACAGATGATAAGAACCCCGAAGATGTAGATACTAATGCAGAGGATCACGCATACGATGCATTAAGATACGGATGTATGAGTAGACCAACTCATCCTAGATTTGGAAATAGATTTAACTCATCACTACAGAATACATTTGAAGTATCAGATAACAAGTTTGGATATTAATGCCACTAAATAAAAAAGGTAAAAAAATTAAAAAATCTATGGTAAAACAATACGGCAAGAAAAAAGGTGAAGCCGTATTTTATGCTATGGAAAATTCTGGTAAATTAAAGGGTGTCAAAAAGAAAACTACCAGAAATAAATAAAAAAATTTTTCCATACGATTTAGTAATCGCTTGGTGGGAAGATATTGTTGCTGATTCGATTTGGCTTGATATACCAGATATAAAAAAATCAACTACAGCTATTTGTTGCACAGTTGGATGGTTAATGAAACAAGACGATAAAGTTACAATTTTAATGTCTGATTTTAATTTTGAATCAAACAATGAAATAAAACAAGGTGGTGGTCACACGACTATACCAACTAAAAACATATTAAAGATTAAGAAGATAAAAATATAGGAGACAACAATGAACACATTTGACCCTAAAGCAAAAGTAAAACAAGGTCAGTTTAGTGATGCACCTGATGGCAAACAGCCTAACAGAGAGCATACTAATATTGATTTTGCAAAAGAAGCACCTGGTAAAGGTGAGGCTGATATTTACTTAAAAAATGCTGACTATCCAAGTGAGCCAGGATCTAAGCATGTAGATGATGCTGTATTTAGAATGGCTGATGAAAAGGATTACTAATGAACGAAAACGGACTAGGACCTAAAAGTAATTTTATACCTGAAGTTAATGCAGGTGCTAATGGTTCTAAAAAAAAGAAAAAAGATGCTAAAGAAATTTTAGATGCTGATTTAAAAAAAGCAGCAGAAAAAAAAGATAAAGCACTTAAAAAAACTGAAAAGACTGAAACATTAAAAGATGATTTAAAAGTTGGTATAACTTATAGAGCAGATCAACTTAAATCATTAGGTAAATTTGCTTTTCAAAAAGGTAAAGAAAAACTTTATAAACAAGTAAATTTATTAAAAGATAAAATAGACTAGGAGGACAACGACTATGATGAAAAGATACATGCATGGAGAACTTGCACCTGATGTAGCTAAAAGACCAAATGATCCACTACAAATAGACCCTAACTCAAAAGTTATGCAAGGGGCTACAAGTGGTGATGGTAATGATGCAAAAGGTAAATCAAAATCAAAAGTAGATCCAGCAATCTTTAGAATGGCTGAAGAAAGAGATTACTAATATACATGGATGAAGAAAATAAAGTAGCTGATGAAGTCAGTGAATCATCTCCTATTGTAGGACATATAAGAGAAAAATTTTACCAATCTGAAAACTCAAGACTATACGATGAGAAAAGATGGTTAAAGGCTTATAGAAACTACAGAGGATTATATGGTCCTGAAATGGTTTTTCGTTCTAACGAAAAGTCAAGAGTGTTTGTTAAAGTAACAAAGACTAAGGTGTTAGCTGCGTTTGGTCAAATCATTGAAGTATTATTTTCTAGTGGTAAGTTTCCATTAGGAATTAATCCTACATCAGTACCTGAAGAAATACCAGAGTATGCTCATTTAAAACCACAACAACCTAAAACACCAGACGAACAAATAAAAGATCCGTATGGTTTTAAAGGTGATGGTAGAGAAATACCACCAGGTGCTACAGCTGATATGCTAATGAAAAACTTAGCACAAGAATTTGAGAATGTTGGATTTGATGAAGGGCCAGCTAATAGAGGTGAGCCACAAATACAACCAGCAGAAATAGCTGCTAGACATTTAGAAAAATTATTACATGATCAGTTAGAAGAGTCTAGTGCC